TGGACAAGACACCTGTCAGCGTTACATTTGCCGCTCCAATTGCAACCGTCGTACCAAGAGCCGTGGTGCCCTGCACCCCAGTAACAGATATGTTCTGTTGCGTAGAGAATGATACGGTACCAACCGCACCGGTGGACAAGACCCCAGTAACAGATATGTTCTGTTCTGTAGAAGTTGACGCGGTGCCTAAAGCGGCTGTAGCGGAGACCCCAGTAACAGATATGTTCTGTTGCGTAGAGAATGATACGGTACCAACCGCACCGGTGGACGAGACCCCCGTGACTTCAACTGGGATAGGCTCACCCCATGCGCCACTTGACCAAGTGTCTCGGCCCCACCCGGTGAGGGTAGCCATAGCTGCTCCCTGTTAGGCTATACGGATGATGGCGTTAGATGCATCCGATACTGGGAAAATCACAGTAAAATCACCAGCAGTCGAGGTCTTGTCGCCACCAAAATCCAGAATTGCCACGGCAGGGTTGGTATACGTATGCGCCGGAGTCGTGTTGTAAATCATAGCCCCACGAGCAGTAATCGTTGCGGTAGACCATGTTTCATCAGCAAAATCGGTGATCGCAGTCGTACCAGAAGTGCCCGGGTTGACATTAGTCAGCGCCTGACCGCCAGCCACGTAGCCCGTACCGGAGGTCTCATTGGTAGCCGTATAAGCCGTGGTCGTAGCATCAAGTGTCGCTGACGAGGTGTACAGCGCCATGTAAAAAGTATCGCCGGAAGTACGGAAATCATGTACACCCTCCAATAGCTGCTGCTTGAAAGATGTGCACATTGCCTGAGTAATTGCCATGATTGGCTCCTTAGTTTAGAAGGTTAATCAACTCGGGATGACCCGATTCACGTAATCTGTTAGCAATCGTAGTCCTGTCGGATTTGATTGCTTCCTTCATGTAATACACCAGCACACTGCGAATCTTTGCTCGAAACGCCAGCGCTTGGTCTCTAACCGCCGGATGGGACTCATCCCCAACAGAAATTATCTTGTCCAGAGCACGCTCAGCCACCTCTTCTGGGGTAAAGCCTCGACCACTTGTAGCCTCAACTCGTACACCCGTAAGGAGTGCGGGGGTTTGAACACCTAGATTCATCATGTAACTTGCACCCTAGCTTGACCTGAACGATAGGCATCTTGACGCTCCAGCCCATCACCCAGACGTTTAGCCAATTGAAGCGCCTCGTTGTACTTGCCGTTGTATAGCTGTAGCATGTCGGGCTCACCCTTCATAAAGGTGTATGCCTCAACCAAAGAGCCGTACAGCAACACAGGATCAAAGTTGTCCCCAAGCCACGATGTGCCAGAAGCCGCAGTTGTAATGGACTCTGGGTAGTAGAAATAGTGCAACTCAATGTTGTAGTCGGCGTCGGGTGTAGGCCCCAAAATAAACGTCAGCTCCGTCTGTACAGTAGACCTAGGCCCAAACAAAGCATAGTGTTTTGGCGTCCCCGTAGAAGAAGGTGTTGGATACGCTTCGCGTATAAAGTTTACGTCCTTGTTTAGTAGGAATGTAAACTCGCCACTATCGGCTATTACGGCCATCGAGTACGCGGACAGAAAATCAATCGGACAAGCTAAGTAGGAAATGCCACTCGTTGTCGTCCCGGTCACGTTTTTGCGTAACGATGGGAACTGAATAGAGTTAAAAATCCGCTGCTCAGCCTGCTCAACAAACGTAGCAAGGTCGGCTGCACTAAAGCTATTCTCAGTGTAGTCTTGGATCGCAGTGGTTAACTCAGAGTAGTTCATTACATTACCCCGCCGCCAGCTTCAGGGACGGATGTCGCCCAAATCCTAACGTGTTGCTTCGGTTGCCAAGGCTGGCCGCAGTTTGTGCAGTTCCCTGTAGCAGCCTCTACATCGCTAACTGGGTCGTTGCAGTTGCTACACAACACCTCAATCTCGTGTCGTGGCTCAATAGCACCGGACGCCAATGCCCGAGCTTCTACAACTTTTTTCATGCCATAGGCCCCCGGGCCATCGTACCTTTGGTCGCCGCACCGGTACCACGAATCTTTACGCCGGTGGTTTTAACTCCGGTTTCGGGGTACCCAGCCGTTTTAGGTACAGGTACAGGTTTTGGTTGCTGGTATTTATTTAGGCAAGCGGTTTTATTCATACTAACTCCTTACGATACGGTCACCGTAACAGTGCCAACTGTACACGAAGATTGCACTCCAAGCAATGGATTCCAACCCCATTGAATACCTCTAGACGCTGTCGGCGCTCCTGTGTATTCAAACGAACGATCTGGACGCGGATTCATAACTGCCTGCGGATCAACCACAGGGTATTTACCAACTTTGTATTGCGGATGATCCGGTTCCCAGCATTGAGGACATACCTGAAGATTGGTAGGTGCTTCGTTTACCACCAACTCTTTAAGTACCTTACGCTTGTACTTAAACCCACACCTATCGCAGTCGGCGAGAGTGTGTTTACCCTGAGCGTATTTAGAAGACATCAGCGTTTACCCTATAGTCATGTACCGTGGTACAAGTTGGAACGTAGCTTTTTCTCTGTCTTCAGTAGCAGCAAGCTCCCATGCTTCGTCATACTGCTGTTTCAGTAAGCCAATACGTTCAAGCCCGTTTGGAAGTTTCAACGCTAAGTAATACGCCAAACCGGCCGTTAAGCAGTTAAGGAACCTAAAAGGCACATCCATCGTGTTGACACCGTTACCCGCGTCTTGGATACGGCGTAAGCGCCAGTACACCAGAGTATAAGTTTGGGCAGAGTCAGGCACAGGCCACAAGTTAATTGACGGGGCGCTCGTCTGGCGGTCAATGTATATCTGTACCGGACGACCAGTAGTTAGTTTGTTTGGGATGCTAGAGTAGGTAGAAACACTAATACGTGAAACACTTAGATCCGCTTGATTTGCCGCAGACCCCGCATCCGTGCGAATTACATGCTCTAGAAGATCAACCGTGTCAGCCGGTAGGGTGTACGTGCCAACACCGGCAGTAAGTACCTGAGACCCTTGCTCAACTGTCCAAAGATTGATACCCCGGTTAGCCCAGTCGGTGAACATGAGGTTAAGGCTACGGCGGGCCGTACGCAGGTCATACCCACTACGCAACTCGCTACCCGCGCGTTCAAACGCCTCCTCGACCAACTCGGTCAAGTCCATGTTGAATGTTGCGGTGCCTGATGTAGCCATTATTTACCTCTGTTCCTATGCGGAGCCACCTTCTTAGCTATTCTTTTGGGCTGTTGGACGAATTGCTGCCCAGCAGCTTTGCCTTTGCGTTTTGCACGTGTTGTAGCAGCGTACTCCGCAGGGCTGAGAGCTTTGATAGCAGACTCTGGAAGGTATCTTTCACCTGTTTCAGAAGATTTTTTACCACTCTTGGTTCTCCACTTCTGTGCCGTCCAAGCCTTTAAAGACTGCTGCGGTTTTTTCACTTTTTCATTTTCCGCAAAGTCTGGGCTAAACGAGCACGTTGACCCATCTTACCCGGGGCTTGCGCCGCTTTGGCAAGTTTTTTTGCTGGGATTTTTTCACCAGCTTTAACACCCATAGCTTCTTTCAACGCTCCGGGTTTCTTAATTGCGCTTTGAATCCACTTACCGCTCTTAGCGGTAACTTCTTTTTTCGTCTTGCTAAGTTTCTCAAAGTCCCTCAGCATGTCTAAAGCAGATGTATCTTTCGACGTACTCCCTCTAGAGCTAGGCACTCTTAAGCGGGCGGCGGAATACGGAACTTTGGGCTCAGGGATAATGTCTTTTACGCTAACGCCTTTTTTAACGCCTGCGGGGGATTTATATTCAGCCACGATAGCCACCGCCTTTCTCTTTGTATTTCTTAGCAAGCAACTGCGCCTTACGGGCTGACCATTGACCAGCAGCGGTGCCTTGGACGGCTCGCCCTTTAATAGACTCAAACAGTTGCTTACGCATACTGGGTTTGGTGTAGTTGCCAGCAGCGTTTACTTTTGACTTGACCTTACCACCTTTTTTGGCCTCTAAGACTTTATCGTTTTTGTCTTCAGGGGGGTAATACGGCATCTTCCGTTGACCCTTCGGTGGGACATAACGCCACTCATCATCGCGGTGCCCTTCGGGGCCACTTTTTTCGGTAGTCTTTACCCGGCCTTTATTGCTAAAGGCAACAGGCTTCATGGCCCGACCCATACCGCGACAATTCATCATGTCAGCACATCCTTCCTTTGGTCTTACCACGCTGGGCTAAACCATCACGGCCTTTCTTAACCATGCCGCCTTTTTTCAGACCGCCGCCGTATTGCGACTCCATTTTTGCTGCACGTTGACGTTTTGCGTAATTCCGGGCTTCTTGGGCGGCTTCCATACCACCATCAGGTGCGGTTGCCCGCGCCGCAGCTTCACCCTCAGTGGTGTCGCGTTGGACATTACCGCGACTTATCGGGGCACTATCTCGCTTGCGCTTCTCATCTGCCATTACGCGGGCGTCTGTTTCAGCGCGAGTTACGGGCGCTGTATTGCGTTTACGAGTCTCGTCGTTTTTAATTCGATCGCTAGTCGTAACGCGTCTTGTTAACCCACGCTCTTCGTTTAAGAAATCGCGCAGAGACATGCCCGAGGCTTCTAGTTCCTCTTTGGTGACGATT